GTTATGCCGAAGATGGATGATCCAGATGTTGCTTATGATGATGAAAAATTCTACCAAAAAATGGCGGAATACAACGATAAGTTGGTTGATTATAAGCTGGCATCACGCGATCAGAAGCAGGCGCAAACATCACAACAGCAGCAACAAAATGCATTTGTTCAGGCAGGCCTAGATAAACACTATGAGCGAGCGGGAGCATTGGTTTCAAAGGGCATAATCTCCGCCGAGAATTATCAGGCGGCAGACCATATAGTCAGAAAAGCGATGGTCGAATCTATCCCTAATGGGGAGATGTTTCTTGACTATTTAATAGCTCAACTTGGCGAAGGGTCTGAGGCGGTTATCGGCCATATTGGAATGAACCCGCAAGCATTGTCGACACTGAAAGAGAAAATCAAAAATGACCCCACCGGGATTGCTGCTACAGCTTATCTGGGCGGGCTTAATGAGAGATTCAAATCAGCGTCAACAATCGATAAATCCAGCAAAGCCCCAAGGCCTGATCGCCCGCTTAATGGGACTGCGAAAATAGGAACAAACGGCCTTCATGCCGCCTATAAGAAGTCATTTGCAGCTCAAGACGGTAAAAGCTTGTCAATCAAGCGTGAAGCAAAGGCCAAGGGAATAGACACTTCAAAATGGTAGGAGAAATTTAAATGCCAGCCTTAACAGCACCGAAAATTGCCGAAGTCCTTATGGAGTCGGCGCTTGATACTTTCGAGTCTCAAGAATCATTAATCCCGCTGGTCAATGTTGTAGATGTTGATCCGGCAACTATGCAGAATTCCGGCAACGGTATCTGGCGCCCTGTTGAGCAGCACGCCCCAAGCCTTCCGGGCTTTGACTTGACCGGCCTTGCTACTGGCATTATCGAGGAGTCTTACCTTGCCTCTCTCGGCACTCCAGACAACGACCTGGTTGATCTGCGCATTGATGACTTGCGCGATATTGGCTACTGGAAGCGTCGCGGTCAAACCTCTGGCCGTAAACGTCACAGCAACTTGAATCAGGCAATCGTTAACATGGTTCGCAATGGCGGATCTATTGCTTATCGCTCAAACGCAACATCAGGCTTTGACTTCATCAGCAAGGCTCAGGCGGCCTACAATAAGCGCCAGATCACCTCTGATGATCGCTACTTTGTATTGAATGACACCCACCAGCAACTGTTCTCACAGGATCTGGCTGCGCGTCAAACCTTGCAAGGTCGCCCTGATGACACTTGGGTTAAGGGTCAAATTGGCAAGAACATCGCCGGGTTTGATATTTTCACCAGCTCGTCAATTTCCGCGCTGGCTGGTGGTGCAGACCCTGCAACAACTGTTACCGCTAACGTTTCATTTGCTCCGACCGCAGGCACTATCGATGCGACACTGAGCATTGTTACCAACGTGGATTATCGCAACGCCACTATCCCTGTGACCGCTTCAGCGTCTTACAACGTGGGAGACCGTGTGACGTTTGCTAACGGCGGCGTAACTGTTAAGGCTGTTGGTCGTGACGACAAGACAGTAACAGATGAAGCCATGACCTTTACCATTGTGGCCAAGCCAAACGGCACATCAGTAACTGTCTGGCCTAAGCCTATTGCGAATGATGACCCTGCATTGAGCACCTTGGAGAAAGCGTACAGCAATATCAATACGCGCATCCTGAACACTGCAACAATGAACCGGGTTAATATCGATACCTCAACCCAGCCTAGCTTGCATTGGCGCAAAAACAGCATCGAGGTTATCAAAGGCGATGCGCCCATGCAGGTTCTTGGTAAGCACGGTGGTATGCAGGTAATGAAAGAGACCATGAAAAATGGCCTCGTAATGTATCTGCTGTATGATTCCAATATCATCACCGCTACTACCCAGTGGCGTCTGTTTGTCTGGTATGGCGTAAACAACGCAGCTCCAGGCGATAACGGAATCGCGATTAAATATTAATTCTTTGGTATAATTGAGGGAGTCGAAAGGCTCCCTTTTTTCATTGGAGTATGCTTATGTACGCACTATATCGAAAAGGTCATACACATTACGTTGGTGATGTTCAGTGCGAGATTGTACGTGTTGAGATGGGCGATCTTGAGCACTATCGCTCTAGAGGCTGGGTTGATAATATTGAGGATATCGACAAGCAAAAGAAGCCATCAAATAAGGCTGAAAAAGAATGAAAACAAAAATCCAGCTAGTATCAATGGCGTTCGACGAGCTTCGCATTAATGGCATCACGTCTGACGCGGATAGCGAAGATAATGTGTTGGCACTTCAGAGCTTGGAGCAGCTGGTGTCGGAGCTGGATATTGATATTGGCTGGAACCAGGAGGATGACCCTGACCCAAACACCGAGTCGGGAATTCCAACCTTTGCAGAGTCAGCGATATACATGGCTTTGGCTGTAAGAATTGCGCCAAGATACGGCAAAGATGCCGGAATGATTCGCACACAAGCAAGTGCGTCCATGAGCTCACTTGTTGCAAAATTGGCAATTCCTAGGCAGGTTTGTTACCCAACAAGAATGCCTATGGGGCTTGGTAATCGGCGCCAGTACCCTCACTCCAGCCAGTTCATGCCTCCGTGTTGCGGAAATGCTGCTGACGACACAGCTCTAACAGATTCCGATTCCGTTTTATTGGTCTAATTTATCGAGTATCGCAATGCCAACAATCCCAATCCCTATAATCAACGGCGACAAAACCAAATCAGACGTTGATTACTTCGATGCTATGCCGGTCAACATGATTGCCGTGCAGCGCGATGTATTGGGGTCTGCTGGCTTTCTGTATTCGCATGATGGCATTGACCAGCTAGCTAACGGACAGGGAATAGATCGAGGCGCCCTCTACAATGAGCGCATGAGCAGGCACTTCCGGGTTTCAGGTAATAAGCTTATTGATGTTGTTGGCGGTAGTGCCGTTGTGCTTGGCGATATACCCGGCATTGATTTGGTTAGCATTGACTACTCATTCAATTCAGTCGGCATCGTCGCATCGGGCAGAATGTTTCTCTATTCAGGAACGGCGCTGACAGAGGTAACAGATACCGATCTTGGAAGCCCAATCTCTATGTGCTGGATTGATGGCTACTACTTCCTGACTGATGGGGAATACCTGTACCACACAGATATAACAAACGAGGCAAGCATTGACCCGCTTAAGTTTGCCACCTCAGAGATATCGCCTGACCCCACAAAGGCAGTGGGACGCACTCAAGATAACCTTGTGATAGCCTTCAACCGCTACACCACTGAGTATTTCATCAATGAGGCGAATGAGCAGTTCGCATTCTCTCGGCTGAATCAAAAGGCCGTATCGGTTGGCATTGTCGGCACTCACTGCTGGTGTGAGATGGGCGGTGAGGTTTACATTCTCGGCGGATCGAAAAACATGCAGGTTAGCCTGATGGTTCTTGGTGCCGGGCAGGCTGTTGCAGTAAGCACCAGGTCGGTCGATAAGATTATCGCCAGCTACACGGAAACACAGCTATCTCTGTGTAAGATCGAGGCTAGAATTGAGCACGGCGACGAGCTTGTCTATGTTCACCTTCCTACACAAACTCTTTGCTTCAATAGCGCAATAGCTAAAAAGTTCGGGCTTAATTCGGCATGGTCTTATTTGAAGACTGGGCAAAATGAGTGGCGCTGCATTAATGGCGTGCGCGATCCGCTGCAAAACAAATGGGTTTATGGTGACAAGATTGACGGGCGCATCGGCACTCTAAACCGCTCATCGGCGGCGCAGTACGGCGAGGCTGTACACAGCGAGTTCTACACCCCACTGGTGCCTATTGAATCGCTTAGCGTTAACTCTGTTGAACTGAACACTATCCCTGGATTCCCGGCAACAACTGAGAGCTTATTCGTATCAACTACCCGCGATGGCAATTACTACTCGCAGGAGTGGAGCAAAGAGGTAACTGTTAATGCCAATTACAATGACAGGTATATAGTAAGGCGCCTTGGGTATGTTCGGAAAAATATTGGCCTTAAATTTAGGTCATTAAACAAAGGCAAATTAAACGTATCAGGGTTGGTTGCCGATGCCAGCTAACAGCAGACAGTATTACCGGACAGAGCAGGAAATCGCCAAGCTGATGAAAGGGTCTGGGCTTCCTATCGAGTTCACAAATCCTTTTACGCGGGATTACGCCGCAGTAAAGGGAGATATTGCGCAATCTGGCGGCGATATTGAAGCCGTGCAGAAAGAGGTTGACCAGCTTGAGCTAAGAGTTGCGGTTACTGAGAGCGATATTGGCTCCTTAAATTCTAATGTTGACTCATTAAATACATCTGTTTTCAATCTAACCCTGCAGGTTGCTGACATTGACGACAGGCTTATCGTTGTTGAGGACGACCTTGGCGACCTAACGACAGACTTTAACATCCATACCGCTGATCAAAGCGCGCACGGTGCGACCGGGGATATAGTTGGGACAGATGATTACTGCACCGCTCTTGTGGGAGGAACCGTTTTACTAGCATCCGCACTGGCTGCCAATGCAAGCAGCACGCTTTCGATTACGTCAATCCCCGCATCCGCAGCTGTTGCCTACAACCAAGGTGATGCGACAACATGGGTAAATGCTATCAATGAGATTAAGGCAGACTTCAACGCATTGATTGTGGAATACAACCTGCTAGTGACAAAAGTTAACGACATTATTGATACGCAGAAAGTGGCAAAGCAACGCAGCGTATAATGATGGTATAATGAGAAAATTTAAGGTGCCAATATGAACAGTCAAAGCGTTTATGATCCAGCTCTTGGATGGGAGCCAAAAAAAGAAATATCAGGCCGTATTCCCGACTTTAGAGATGGGGTTATGAGCCTTCAAGAATCGATGCTTCAGCAAGAGCAGGTGGAATGCCCTGTTATCCATCACTTTTCAGATGGAAGCTATGCAAGAGAGATTTTTATGCCTGCCGGAACGCTTGTGGTAGGAAAAATTCACAAGCATTCGCATGTAAATGTAATATCGTTCGGCGAGTGCCATGT